GAAGCTAACCAAAATTCAGACGCTTGGATGCAAAAATATAGAAAATATGGTCTTGTTGATGCTTATGAAAATAAAGTAGCAGGAATTTATCTACATCACAAGGCATAAGGAGGGTTACTATGGGAAAGATAGTAGGATTAGTTATTAAAAATGAAAAGAAAGTTCCTAATGCTAAAAATGAAAAGAAAGTTCCTAATGCTAAAAATGAAAATAAAACTCCTGATGCTAAAACAGGAGAAAACGGAGATAAGAAGTAGAAGGAGTGAGGGCATTGAATAACTATACAGATTATAGCTTTTATAAGAATAAATATGGAGGGGATTTGGTGCCCTCTAATGAAAAATTCGAGTTCTATTGCCGAAGAGCTACTCGGTACATTAAAAATAACACGTTAGGAAATGTGGATGAAGCTAATATTCCTGATGAAGTAAAAATGTGTTGTTGCGAATTGTGTGAGCTTGATTATGAGCTTGATAATAACAATAAACCTAAGGGAATACAATCTGAAAAGGTTGGAGAATATTCTGTGACTTTTGAATCAACTCAAAACATAAAAGAGTCATACGAGAAAGACCAAAATAAAATTCTTAGACTATGGCTAGCTGATACAGGACTTTTATATAGGGGGTGCTAATATGTATACAAATACAGATATAACCCTTTATTTATACTCTAATGGAAAGTATAAAAGAAAGTATATAGACAAAGTGTTTTGGAATGAGAGGAAAGCAAGTAATGTTATAAAAAGCGGAATGTCAAATGCTGATAGTCTTAAGATTTTTATTCCTTATACTCAAGATATAGAATTTACTCCTGCAAAAGATATTATCGCTAAAGGAAAAGTTGATTATAAGATTAATACCGAAAGCGAAAAGACTATTGCAGAGAGTAAAAAGTATCTTCAAAGTAATTATAATGTAGTTACGATTTCTAGCTGTGACAAAAAGCTATATGGTAACAAAAGAATGTGGCACTATGAATTGTCTTGTAAGTAGGTGATAATGTGGAGTTTAATGGAAGGCTAGAAATAAAGCCTACAGATATATTACTGAAAAAAAGAGAACTGCAAGATATGGGTAAGGTCCAGAAATACATCGATAGTGAATGTATAAGGCGAATGAAACCTTATACTCCTATGCTAAGCGGTTTGCTTGTTAAATCAGCAACGGCAGGGACTGTTATAGGTAGCGGAGAAATACATCAGAATACACCGTATGCAAGGTATTTGTACTATGGCAAAGTATATGGTCCCAACATACCAATTTTCGAGGATGGAAAAGTAGTGGGTTTTTATTCTCCACCTAAAAAACATCCTACAGGAAAAGATTTAAAATATAATAAAAGTGTCAATCCTAATGCTGGAGCTTTTTGGTTCGAACGAATGAAGTCGGATCATAAGGATAAAATCTTAAAAGGTGCACAAGAGATAGCTAATAGAGGTGGATAGAATGAATATAATCGAAAAAACAAGGGAAATCCTCGCGAATTACGAGGGGATAGACCAATTTACAAATGAAGTTCATGTTGATTTTACTGATGAAAATGCAGATAACTACGGATTATCTTCTACGGGAGATAGTTTGATAAAGGAAGATGTATTAGGAAATCAGATAAGACAGCATAATTTTGTACTATATGCAAGGAAAGATGCCTTTGAGGACTACAATCGACTTGCAAATAGTACTTTTTTATTAGAATTAGGTCATTGGCTTGAAAGCAAAAAAGGTCAAGAGATAAGTGTAGGAGATAAAACTGGTAAGATAACAAAGATGTGGAGTGCCAACGGAATGTTATACGAAATTCCTAATGGTGATATAAACAACGGAGTGCTTTACCAGTTGCAAATCTATGCACAATACGAAACGAAGGAGGTATAAGAATGATTGAAAGAAAATATTTAGCTCACTTTATAGATGCTAATTTCGGGAATGGTGCAGTAGCAAATTATCGTTTAGGTAAAGATATCGAAGAATATAACATAGAACTAAACGGAGAGGTTGAAAAGAAGAAAAATATCTTAGGTGAACAATCAGTAGTACACAAAGGATATGAGCCTCAAACAAGTGTTGATACTTTTTATCCTGATTATGACGATGAATTATCACAAAAGCTATTTGAAATAGCTAATGAAAGATTAACTGGTGATGAAGTGAAAACAACCATGGTAGATGTTATATTACAACCTGATGGAACTGTTGTATCAGCATATAGAGAAGATGTTATAGTTGATGTAAAATCATTGGGTGGAGCTACTGAGGGAGTTAATACACCATTCGACGTGATTTATGCAGGTAACAGAGTAAAAGGAACTTGGGATGTATCTACTAAAACTTTTACACCAGATGCAGAATAATTTAGGGGCAGAAATTCTGTCCCTTTTATTTTTAGGAGGTCAATATGGATAGTTTAAATTTTAATGAAGGATATAAAGAATTAGTTATAAATGGAGATGAAAGTAGAGTTATTAGAATCGACTTAACAGACTACGGAATGTTAGAGAGATTAAATGAAAGCTATAAAAAGATAGATGAATTTCAAAAGAATTGCGAAGATATTAACATTAATGCAGATGGCACTCCGGCAGATAAATTGAATGCTAGTGCTGAAATGCTAACGAAATTTAGAACATTAATAGAAGAACAAATTGATTATATTTTAGATAGTAAGGTTTCTAAAATAGTATTTGGAAATAAGAATCCATTAAGTACAGTAAATGGAGTTCCTTTGTATCAGGGTTTCTTAAATGCCCTTGCGCCTTATATTAAAGAAGTAATGCAAAGAGAACAGAAGGAAAGCAAAAAGAAAATTGAAAAATATACGAAGGTGTTGAAAAAATGATAGGAATATTACCTAATACACTTACAGTTGATGATATAGATTACAAAATAAGAACAGATTACAGAATAGTATTGAATATATTTGAAGCCTTTGAAGATGTAGAGCTAAATGAAAGAGAAAAAACAACAGTAATGCTTGAATTATTATATGAAAAGATACCTTCTAATATAGAAAAAGCGATAGAACAGGCTGTATGGTTCTTAGATGGCGGAAAACAATATGAGAATACAAAGAATAACAGAAAGGTTATGGATTGGGAGCAAGATCAATCTATGATATTTTCTGCGGTAAATAAAGTAGCAGGATTTGAAACCAGAGAAAAAGAGTATATTCATTGGTGGACCTTCTTGGGATATTTCAACGAGATAGGTGAAGGTTTGTTGAGCACAGTAATCAATATAAGACAAAAGAAAAATAAGAATAAAAACTTAGAAAAGTATGAACAAGAATTTTACAAAGAGAATAAAGAATTGGTAGACATTAAAAAGAGATATACGGCAGAAGAACAAAACGAAATTGAAGAATTAAATAGAATTTTAGCTTAAAAGTACTTACTTTTGGTAGGTACTTTTTTATTGCAAGAAAGGAGGTTGAAAATGGCAGGAACATATGATGGTTCTTTGATTTTTGATACTAAGATAGATACTAAAGGTTTCAAATCAGGGACTAATACATTGAAAACACAGGCAAATGGAATGAAAAGTACTTTGTTAAGTCTAGGCAAGACAATAGGAATAGCATTCGGAGTAACACAATTAGTTAAATTCGGAAAACAAGCGGTTGAATTAGCGAGCGACATACAAGAGGTCCAGAATGTAGTTGATACAGCCTTCGGAGACATGGCGTATAAGATGGAACAATTTGCAGATATAGCGATAGAAATGTATGGCATATCCGAATTGACTGCTAAACAGACTGGTTCGACCTTTATGGCAATGGCTAAAGGTATGGATATAGCAAATGAATCAGCTAGCGATATATCTTTACAGTTAACAGCTTTATCGGCAGATATGGCATCTTTCTATAATAAATCACAAGAAGCAACAAGCACAGCCTTAAAATCTGTATTTACAGGAGAAACAGAAACATTAAAACAATTCGGTATTGTAATGACAGAAGCGAATCTTGAATCATTTAGATTAGCACAAGGCATCGAAACTTCATATAAGAATATGAGTCAAGCTGAGAAAGTAGCGTTAAGATACAACTACGTGATGAATGCTACAAAATTAGCACAGGGCGACTTTGCAAAGACACAGGATAGTTGGGCAAATCAAACAAGAATACTTGCAGAAAGATGGAAAGAGTTTTTAGGGTTATTAGGTAGTGGCTTAATAAAAGTGTTAACTCCTTTAATACAAGTGCTTAATACAGTATTGCAGTATTTAATTGGTTTTGCTAGCGTACTTACGCAACTGCTAGGCGGAGAAGCACAAAAGCAAGAAGAAATATCAGCTTCTATAGGCGGTGCAGTAGATAATCAAAAGGATTTAACTAAAGAAACAGAAAAGACAGCAAAAGCTAATAAGAAAACATTAGCTTCATTCGATGAAATACAAAAACTTACCACTAATACATCCGGATCAGGAGATATAGGAGCAGGCGGAGGAGCTAACATAGATATAGCAAAACCTTATAATTTTGATGTTGAAGCAGGAAGTATTGATGCTTTTTCGGCAAAACTAGAAGAGTTAAAAAAGAATTTATTAAATTTTACTAAGCCTTTTGAAAAACTAAAACTGCCGTTTGATGCTTGGGTTAAAAACGACATACCTCCGCTAATGAATGAAGTTGAAAATCTAGGGAACGAGATATTTAATGGTTTAAGTGAAACATTAAGTATTGTACTACCTGATTTAAGAGATAATGTAGTAGTTCCAATATTAAATACTATTTTATCAACAATATTACCTTTATTTACTCAAATGGGCACAGAAGTATTGAAGACATTGACGACTGCTTTTAATACTTTTAATAAATTATTTCAAAATATATGGTCAACAGGTATTTCTCCAGGCTTAGCATTGTTCATTAGGATATGGAGTGAAGCTTGGGATACGATATACGGCGTATGGCAAGATTGGGGAGCAGTTATATTTGAAAATTTAAGGTTGGCTATAGAAAATACAGGTGCTGTTTTCCAAAATGTGTGGGATAAGATTTTACAACCAATTTGTCAGAACTTTATGGAAACAGTGGATTGGTTATGGACTAATCATCTTCAACCGTTATTAGAAAACTTCTTGGATTTTGTGGGTGAAGTTATTAATGGAATATTGGAAATATACAATAAAGCATTAGCGCCACTTGTAAATTACTTAATAGACAAATTATCTCCAATAATAACTACAGTCATCAATACTATAGTTAATATTATTGGAACTGCAGTAGCAGGAATAATAGATTTAATTAATTCAATTATAACAGTATTAAAAGGTATCATTCAGTTTATAGTTGGAGTATTTACATTAGATTGGGAAAAGGCTTGGGAAGGTGTAAAAACAATATTTAGTGGTTTATGGGATGGCGTGAAAGCTATAGTTAAAACCGCAGTAAACTTTATAATTGATTTAGTTAATCATATGATATCTGCAGTGATAGAAGGTATCAACTATGTTATTAGAGCGGTAAATAAATTAAGTTTTGATGTACCTGATTGGGTGCCTGGTATTGGCGGAGAAACATTCGGTTTTGATTTAAACGAATTAAATGCACAAAATTATAAAATCCCTAAACTTGCTACTGGTACAGTTGTTCCTGCTAACTATGGTAATTTCTTAGCTACTCTAGGAGACAACAAGAGAGCGCCTGAAATAGTATCGCCACTTCCTACAATGAAGCAAGCCTTTGTGGAAGCTTTGGCAGAAAGCGGGCAGAATATAACGATTAAATTTGAAAAAAGTAGTATAGGCGATTTAGTAAGACTATTAAAACCATACATAGATAAAGAGAATAGACGTGTAGGAACTTCAATGAGACTTGGAGGTGCATACTAATGTTTAAGATAGATGGAATAGAGTTTTCTAAGGCGGTTATAGAATTAAAAAGAACCTTCCAAGTATTAGATGGTGAAAATGCAGGGCGTGTAATTATTGGTGATATGGCAAGAGATGTAATTGGGACTTACTATAATTATTCAGTAAAGATAGACAGTTCGTTTATGAGTTTAGAAGAATATGATGAACTGTACGAGATTATATCTGCACCAGTTGATTTTCATACCTTAGAAGTGCCTTATGGGCAAGAAACATTTACATATCAAGCATATATAACCAATGGTAGCGATGGATTACCTTTAATTAAAGATGGTAAGAATTATTGGAATGGATTAAGTTTCAACTTTATTGCTAAATCTCCTAAAAGGAGGGCTAGTTAATGGTTAAGATTACATATAAGGATATATCTCCGACAGCTAAAGAAAATAGTAGTTTATCGGTGACGGATAAGAAAGAATTTGTAGAACTTAATGAATTAAAGCAAGAATTAAGTGAATTTCCTAAATATATGACCTTAGAAAAAGACTTTACTATACTTGATGGAACATTTGATATATTACCTACTAATACAAAAGAGGCTGTATTAGGTTTATGGAGTGATTCAATGACTGATGAGGAGGGCAATTTTGCTACTCCTCCAGTCTTGACAGTAAGCTTTACAGCATATCAAACTAGTACAGGTATTACCTTCAGATTTCATCCAGATACAGATGATTATTGTAATAGTCTAAATATAAAATGGTATCAAGATGATACTTTGTTAGATGATAAAGATTATACTCCTAATGCAGGGGTATTTTTTTGTCAGAACAATGTTACAAACTTTAATAAAGTGGTTATTACTTTTAATAGCACTAATAAGCCAGTTAGATTCTTAAAGGTACAGCAGATAGAATATGGAGCAATAAGAACTTTTGAAGAAGAGGATTTAAGAAATGTAAACATATTAGAAGAGATATCTCTAGTAACTGAGGAAATAACCATAGACACATTAAATTTCACTTTAGACAACATAGACAACATAGATTTCATATTTCAAAAGAAACAGCCTCTAACAGTTGAATACGGCGATAATTTAATGGGTACATTCTTCATTGAGTCATCAAAAAGAGTAAGTAAGACTGTTTATGAAATAGAAGCAACTGATTATTTAGGATTATTAGATAAAAGCTATTTTGAAGGTGGAAATTATACGAATGCAACTGTAAGTAGTTTAATAGCTTCAATTATGGGAAATATCCCTTATGAATTAGATTCTACATTAGGCGCTAAAACATTAAGCGGAACACTAGAAAGATGCACTAGAAGGGAAGCTTTATTGCAAGTAATATTCGCTATATGCGGAGTTGTAAGTACAGCAAGGAGCGATAAAGTAAGGATATACTCATTAAGCAATACTTCAGTGGGCACAATAGCAGAAAGCAGTATATTTACTGGTTCGAGTTTCGAAGGCGAGGACGAAGTAACAGAAATAAGATTAACATTAAATGATAATACAGTTGTAAGTAAGAAAAATCCTATTGTTACTCAAGATACACCTGAAAAGATACTTGAATTTGGCGGAGTATTTGTAAATAGCAGTAATTCAACAGAGATATTAAACCATTTATATACTTACTTTGTAGAAAGAGGTCAACAGAAGTCCAATGTTAAATTTAAATTCACTACTGAAAAGACAGGAGATAAGATTGACTATGCTACAGAATATTTAGGAAGCAAGAGTGGATATATAACAAGTATGAAATACAACTTAAACACTAAAAACCTAGTTGGTGATACTGAGATTAAGGAGGTGTAAAATGGAGTCTTTAATATACGATAGAACCTTATCAGATATAACTAATTTGACAAGCAAAGGACAATATAACGCTTCCGACTTAAACAGAGTAGAATCATGGACTAAGTATCTAAATGATAAGTTTAATGAATTAGGATATAGAATAGATGGCTATAAAGAAGGTAGTAACTATGCAAAGCCAGTATATGAAGTAAAGGATTTTGTTGACACATCCTTATTTAATGTAAATCAAACGAGTACTAGAACTCTGATTAATGAAGAAACTCCTATTTCAAAAAGTTATATAAGATTATCTAACACACAGTATACATATCCTGCTAGTGGTTTTTCTTTAGCAGATAAACAAGAGCTACAATTTGATGGGAATATAGTAGCTTGTGTTTTATATCGCTGTTATACAGATAAAGAATATCCTAGAATGGGATGGAATGCTTCGGCTGATGGTTATGGAGTATATAATGTAACTTCATCAGATTTTTGGGGAGGACAAATGACTAACGTTAATACTGGCGAATGGGCTATTCACAGAGTAAAGTGGGATAGAACTAATTATAACAAGGTTAGAGTTGCCGGCTGTTTTGGTTTTTGCCAAAACACAACTGGGAATAATGTTATTCTTGACATAGCAGGAATAAGCTTCTACAACTTAACTGATGAACAATATGCCGATACAGATTATATCAATAGCTTAGGAGTATCGGGATTTGGAGCTTCAGCAAAACTTTGGGAATATCAAGATGATTTTATATTATCAGAAGCCGACAGGATAATTAATAACATTAATGTATTAAGAAGCATTATTACATTATATAATGATACTCCAAAAACACCAGAAACAATGAGATTTTTAGATTATATAAAAGCGAATAATATAGAAAAAATATTATTTGATATAGATGAATTAGTGAATAATATGGTAGCTAATTTTAGATATTCAGAAACATTTTATAGCGGGGAGGTTGGTTTATGCTAAGAACAATAGATAGAGTGCCTACAAAGGCTTTAAGTAATGGAGCGATAAGGTACGGTATATATGACGATAAAGGTGCATTAATACGATACGAGTATATTAAAAGAGAAGATGAGCCTAGCGTACAAGGAGATGCAATAAACAGAGCTTTGTTTGAGGATTTTCTTGATGTAGGAACAATAGTACAGACAGATTCAGATTTATCAAGTGATGATAGGTTTTTGCCATGCAATGGTAAATTTCTTCAAAAAGAAGAATATCCAGATTTATATAATAAGATTGGGTATAAATATGGTGGCAATTTAAATTACAATATAGCGAAAAGAGTTGAAGTTGATAATGTGGTACTATATCATTGGAATGATTTATGTATTTTAGACAATAATAGAGTTATATTGGGAGATTTAGATTCTTATTATACAAGTGCGGGACATGTACCTCTAAAAGATGATTCAAATCACAATTTTGTTGGAAGTGGTAGTGGTGTATATGAATATGATGATAGTAAACAAATGTATGATGGATTTCATATTTCGGCTCCAGATGAATCTTCAATTAATACAATAATTAAATTTAACGATTTATACATAGCCGGTACTAC